TTACGCCGGAACGCTTACCAGCTCTTCAAAAGCGCACTCGCGCTCACTCTTGCTGGGCAAAATTCTCTGCAACAGCCGGATAGCCTGATACTCAAGTCGATTAGCGAGCGGAGCTTTCCTGGTGAGAAGCTCAGCAGCATGCGCACGGTCAACGGTGAGCGCTTCATGCACATAGTCGCGGATTTGCGAATCCAGCTTCTTCCGAGCATCAGGCAGCGAATCAGACTGCGTGGCGAGTCCGAGATCAATGCAAACCGCCACCCACTGATCGTCTACACGCTTCGCATAGCAGCGCATTACGAATGGGGTTCGACGCATTTTTCACTCCATGTATCGGGATTGCTGAGCCGACCGGGTATCGAGTTCGGCTGGCGGGAAAGTGTAACACCTGCTTTACGCGCTTAGTTGACAAGCGAAGCCAATGGTGCAAGCCGTAGACGGAAGGTCTATCCGCCCGAGTTCCGCCTGCACTTCGACATCAACAGCATCGGCCAAGTTCCCCATTTCTTGATACACCAAGGGTTTGCGCCTTGGCCGAAAGGGCCGGCGGCCGAGAGAGGACAGGGAAAGCTGAACGGTTTTCCTGAACGGCCTACATCGGATTAGGGAAACCCTTACAGCCCCCGGGTTGATGCCCTGATTTCGCCCTGGAGCCCTGATTGGGCATTCTGGCATCACCGGACGCGGGGCCAGTAGGGCCGCTCAACCCGCGGGGCGCCTGAGCAGCGCCAGGCCGGCACCTGAGTGCTTCAGCGGCCTGTCTCGGTCGGTGCGACGGCTGGCCCTAGCATGCCTGCATGACGCTTCCTGAAGAACTCGCGTGGGACCGGACCGACCAATGGGGTAGGGACTGGTTCAAATGCGGCCACAAGATCGTGGCCAGCGTGAGCGAGACTGCGATCCGCGGGATCTGGATAGCGAACGTGAACCGGCACCGGGAGGGCGCTGTCTCGTGCCCCTACGCATACTTCCGTAGCCGGCGCGCAGCGATGCGCTCGGTTGAGCGCTGGGCAAGCGCTCACGCAACGAGGCTGCGTCGCGAGATCGCGGCGGGGGCCGCATCGAGGCGGGAACCACCGGCGACCAGGGAGGAGAAGCGGCTGGCGAGGACGATGAGCGGGTGATCACCAGGGCGGCCGGCCGCTGCGTTGCCGCCGCCGGATAGATCGCTCACGATGGATGCTCGTTCTCGATCCTGCTGAGGTGTGGAATGGAGTTGGGGCTGTGTCTGTCTCGCGACGAGATCCAGGAATTCACACGCACTCCGATCAGGGCAAAGCAGCTGGAGTTCCTGCGGCGGAATGGCATCCGGCACTACCTGGACAACAACGGTCGGCCGGTAGTGCTTCGCGCTGCGATCGGCGCTGACCCGATCACCCCCGCGCCAGCGCCGGCCTGGAAGCCGAACAAGGCTCTTCCCTAGACGCGCACCCTCCGCGGCGCGGCCGACGTTCGCTAGAATCCGGCCAAACCCCAGGACGGAGCGGCGCCATGAAGGACAGCAGCATCGGTCGGTTCAGCCTTGTTCCATACGCACTCGCGCTGCTGGTGATCGTCGCTTTGACCGCGGCGCTCACCTGGCCATCCTGGGGCGTTGTCCCCAAGTGGATGAAGGAGCCGGCCTGGCCTGCGTGGGTACAGGCAGTGGGCAGCATTGCTGCGATCGCAGTAGCGATGTTGGTTCCGGCATGGCAGCGCCGGAAGGAGCTGCAGACGAGGAAGCATGACCAGATGCTTCAGGCCAAGATCGTTGCCGGCGCGATCCAGCCATTCATTCCTGCATACCGTCGCCGCGCCGAATTTTTGTTGAACGCCCTGAGCGAAGAAGCGCCGGTCGAGAAGCTTCAGAAAGTGACCGAGGATGCTTTCGATATACCCACGACAGTTGAGCAGTTCCATCCGTCCTTCCACTTTCTTGGCGAGGCGTCGGAGCTTGCGAATCGCTTTGTAGCCAGCCTCTTCTGGCTGCAACAGGGTATGAAGGCGATTTATCACGAAGACCTTCAATCTGAGACACGCGCGCAGATAAGCAAGGACTGCGAGAACACAATAAATTTTGCCGAGCAACTGAGCCCGTTGCTTGAGCAGATGTGCGGGCGTATCGATCGCTTGGCTGGCAACGTGGACACAGCTGGTGTAGCCGGCGATTGAGGCCATGCCGCCCTCCGCGCCGGCGCCGACTGCGGGCCCCGTCCGTTTGCCATCAACGGAGCTCGCCTCGCAATTCGACCAGCTGGGCGCGCTCGTTACCTTAGCGGCTGATCTACCTCCGCGGCGCGACTCTACGCCTGGTCCTCTGCGAAGATGCCGCCGCTGATGACGGCCGAGCCGCACCAGGTGTCGCCGTAGGCGACCGGAACGGGATTGCCCTGGGCCTGGGTGTTCACGGGGCCGTTGAACGCATAGCTCGGCTTGTTCGCCGCGCTCTCCTGTGTGCCCAGGCCCTTCTGCGTCGGAGACAACATCTGCACCACCCCGCCGATCACCATCGCGATGCCGGCCTTCGTCAGCGGGACGCCGATCACGCCGACGCCGTAGGCCGAAAGGACGAGACCAGCGGCCACGAGCACCACGCCGACGATCGTCTGCAGCACGCCGCCGCGCTTGGAACCCTGCAACACCGGCGCGATGCGGATCATGTCGTCGCCGGGCGGGTCGTGCAGCTGGTCCTCGGTGAGGTTGCGGCGGCCGTTGAAAACCGAGAACACCATGCCGCGATCCTTGGCACCCATGAGGAAAGCTTGGAAGCCAGGCAACTGCACAGAGAGCGCGCGGATCGCCTCGGCCGGCGACGCCACGGCCAGGCGGAACTCCTTGCCGAAGCGCGCGCGCAGGGTGCCGTAGAGGCGCACGATGCGGACCTTGGGTTGCTGGATCATCAGTTCGTCCTTTCGCTGGGAGAGATTGCGCCGAAAGCCACGTGCTGGGTGGCGACTTGGTCGGCGCCGATGGTTAAGACGCGCAGCATCGGGTCTGGACCGTCGACGTCGAAGGCGACCATGAGCCGGTCGCCGCGGCCGAGAGCATTGCCGATCGAATGGGCCGCGTCCGGGGCTCTGGACACGGCCTGCGCCACCAGCTTCGGGCACAGCCCCCGGCAGGCAGTCATCACCGCGCTGATCTCGGCGCGCAGCTCGGGCGCCAGTTCAAATCTGTCCTTCATGCGGTGCAATCCGAAAATTGGGTTTTTGCGCAAAAATTGGGTTTTCGCCGAAATTTCTGGCCGAGAAAAAACCTACGAATGAGTGGGCGGCGGGTGTCCGTCGGTCGGGGGTCAGGATTTTTTCACCCCCCCCCCCCGGTTCATGTTTCACGGTTTCGGCGACCTGATCCTGGCCAGCTCGGTAGCGATCGCAGATTGGATCTGTCCTGCAGTCAGCAGCGGCACGTCGTCATTGACTCTCCCGACCCGCAAGCCACCTTTGAACAGAGGACCGAACTCGCGATCACGGACGATGATCTGTGCACAGCCATGAGCGACAGAGACCACAACGTCCACGTCCTCAGCTTCGATGCCTAGACCACTGCATGTGACCGCCACCTCTTCGGCTGCGTGCCATCGGAACGAGTCGACGCTGGGCTGAGCGCTCATCGTGCCGCCTTGATCAAAGGGACGGATCCGCGGTTGTCGATCAACCTGACACCGGCATGCACAGACTTCCCGATCTTCGATTCCCGATTGCTAGGCACGGTGACAATCGACGTCTCGATCAGCTCCCACTTCTCCCACTTGGTACCGGTGGGGATAGGAGATCCCTTGAGGCCGATGAAGCCGATGCTGAAGGAGTCGACCAGCTTGGCCTCAATCATTGCCCAGGCCTCATCTGCGCGGCCCAGGCCCTCGGCCAACTCGGCAACAATGTGCAGGCCCTGCGGCGTTACGCGCGCTTCCTTCACCCATCCAATGGGTTCGTCATGGCGATGCTGCCAGAGCAGGGGCAGGGGGAGATTCCAGTTCCCACCGCCCGGCACCACGATGTCGCCATGGCGGTCCACGTTCGGCGTCGACGCCAATCCGCGTATGGTCCGCTTGCCGTTGCCGACGAACTTCTCCAAGCGGTGCATCTTCACTGCCATATGCGCCAAGCGTCCTGGCCTCTGGGTGCCGAGCCGCCGGTCAATGGCATCGTTCACCAGCTTGCCGATCTCGGTACCGAACTTCGCTGCATCGATTTGCATTCGATTACCTCTCAGCTCGCCGGCGGATAGTCAGCATTGGTCAACACCGAGACGCTGCCCGGCCGCTCGATACGCCAGTTCACGAACACCACACTCTTGAGCGCGACGAGGTTGCACTGGAACAGGCTCACCAGTTCGGTGGGACCCTCTTCGGGTGTGTCGCTCATCTGCAGGGCGGCCACGTCTGAGCGGTCCACATCGATGCCACCATCACCGCCAGCAATGCCCGTGGGATCAATCAGGGCGATCTGGCCGCCATCGGAATCCCGGGGCGAGCTCGAGCTGGTGAGAACCTGGATGCCAACGATGGTCCCGCCCCGAGGACCAACGTCGGGAAACACCAGGCCACTGCCGTTTCGATACAACCCGAGTTGCGCCGCCGTCTTCGGATCGGTGACGAAGAACGCTGCGCCGAGATCGCCAGAGAACCCCTCAATCAGTGCTGCGATGTCGGCCACGGGATCGCCAGTGCCGGCAACACTCGGTGCACCGTAGGTCACTGCAGCAGGGCGCACGACCTCGATGGAAGTGGACTCGCCAGCGTTGCTACGGTCCAGGAATGCTTCGTCCCATGACGCTGCCACGGCACGGCGCAAGTCTCCTTCAAAGGTGGATTCAGCGACGCCGCCGAAGCGCACTGCCTCATCCGTCGCAACGACGATCGCCGCGACTTGGGCAGGTTCGATGCCGGCGGTATTCAGGAGAGCCGCTTTGCTGACCGGAATGGGCTTGGCCTGGCCCACCCAGTAGCCGCGGCTGCCGCCGGTCATCCGAATCATGCGCACGCGGAATGGGATCTTGCGCAGGCCGGTCAAGCGGCCATAGATGGACTGGGCGCGGATCAGGTCAAAAAACTCTACGGCAGCGGGCGACTGATTGCCGGTATCGCTGGTGCCCAATGCTGAGACGGCCGCTTTCGCGATGTCCTCAGCGCCCACCGGACCCCAGCGGGTGAGGGCGGTCTGGCGGATCGAGTCAACATCCAGTCCACAGCCTCCCGCGCGCAGCAGCACACTGCGGGTGAAATTGCGGCCGCGGGCGGCAAGGGATACGCCTGAGTTCATTGCTGGCTCCAGTGAGGTTCGGATGCCAGAAAGGATGGGCCGACTCGTAGACGCGGGCCACGTGGGTTCACGTGGAATCACGGGGTTTTACGGAGTTTTCTTCAGCGCTCGACCATCAAAGCGGCAATGTCAGACAGACGATAGGTGCGCCGGCGGTTCACCCGGATGGTCGGGATCTTTTCCGACCTTGCCCAGTCCTCGAGGGTTCGAACAGAGCGGCCCAGGAGTTCAGCAGCTACCTCTTCGTGCACTCGCCCATCAGCAGTGACCATGTAGCCACGCGCTCGGCAGTCGCGCTCCAAGTCATCGACGTTGATGGCGGTCTCTTCGCCTGGCCACCGCTGGCCGCAGCATGGACAGAAGGCGCGGGCGGTCATGGAGACCCCGAAACGGTTTGGCAAACGGTTCGGGCAACCCTTCGAAAGCCTTTCCCGAAGCCTTCCGGTAAGCCTTCCGCTGCCGCTGCCGCCGAATCGCCCAGGCGGTGAGCGCTCATTGAGTGCTCAGTGAGCCGCGCGCCTGCTACCAGCAGCCGATTTCGTGCTGGCAGCATGCGAACGCATCGATCCAGCATGCGAACGCAATGCGACCGCATCACCGTTCGCCGAACGCTCGTCGATCGCTCGCCGATTTGGCCGCCGTGGTGCTGGAGCGGTAATCCAGAGCCTGGAGCACCAGCAAAAGCGCACACCCGCCTGGTAATACTTTTAAGGACAGCACGGGGCGCTGTCACTATGCCCCGGAAAAGTGCACGACTACAGCACGGGGCGCTGTAGTCAGAGATTCGTACAGCATGGGGCGCTGTACATCCGGCACGACTACAGCACGGGGCGCTGTACATTGCAGCACGGGGCGCTGTACAGATTGCGTTTTTCATGCCGCCTTCCGAGCAGGAATCAGGACCTTCTTGGCCTTGCGCTCGCCTGCAGTCCGGTTGTATTCCGGCCGCTCCCCTTTCCACAGATCCGTCGGCTTCGCTGTGGGGCTCACATCGAGCGGCTGGCCCTTCTTTTCGTCGATCCGTCGCCAGGTGAAAGCGTGCAGGTTGGGGCGGTTCTTTCCTCCCTGTTGGGTGCGCTGGATCAGGCCATAGTGTTCAAGTTCCAGCATCGCCGCTCGGACCGTGTTCTCGGAGTTCCAGTTGGCCTCCTGCATCAGAGTCCACGACGCGCACAGGTAGCCGTTGTTGAAGCCGGTGTACTGCCGCGCGAGATCCATCAGCAGCTTGTGGCCGAAGGCGCTGAGCCTGGTGAAGTTCGGGTGGCGCAGCAGGGTGTAGGGGACGACGAATGCTGAGCCGCCGTCGATGTCCTCCCACCTGTTTTCCTTTTTCCTCCTGGCCATGCTGATCCTTCAGGCCGCCACGCGCGACAGCTGCTTGGTCAGCAGCCGCCGGTTGTGCTCGCACACCGCGCGATCGTTTGCGTACTGGGGTGCGTTGCACCCCATGCCGATGAGCGTGTCCAGGGCGCTCTCCGCGGCCTTCGTGCAGGCGAGCCAGCGCTCGACCTGGGCACGCGGCACGTCGCGCAGCTGGCGTGCCGTGAGGCAGCGCATGGGGCGGTAGCTCATCTGGCTTTCTCCCGGTCCTGGGTAGCTGTGGGCTGCGGTTCGGCAGCACGCCTGCGGGGTGGCAGCGGGAAGTCCGTTTGCGTCAACGGACGGCGCTTCTTTTTCAACTGGCGCACGATCCTGTCTGAAGGGAATTGCAGCACGCGGCACGTGTCCAGCTTGCCCGCGCCCATCCAGGCATCAATCCTGCTCAAGTACTTCAGCCTTTCCATCTGGGCTTGGGTGTCGCTTCCGTCGTACAGCTCCTTGTCTCTCCGGACGCTTTCCCTTATGGCTTTGGTGACTATCTCGAAAGCGATAGCGACACCGTCGTTGCCGAAGCAATCCAAGCGTTCGAAACGCAGGCGTTGGATGAAGATGCTGGCGCTGTTGGTGTCCATCGCGTTCTGCAGCAGCCGCAGGCGATCTACGTTCGGCGAAAGATGGTGTATCGTTGCGTTCATGGTCGTTCCTCGTGAGGGTTCGGTCTGCAATTTGACGGCTCGGGCGTTGGCGCGCTCGGGCCGTTTCTACGTTCGGGATCATGGTTTTTTCCAAGGTGCCGCCAGGCGCTCCAGGCGCGAGCGCGCATGCGCCAGCGATTCGTTGATTGCCGCCAGCGTGTCCGGCTCGTCGGCGTACTCGGCGGCCCGCTGTTCCAACTCCTTCACCCGGTGCTCGGCATCGCCGATTGCCTGAACTTCCAGACTGGGCGAATAGCTCAGCGCCGCGCAATTCATGCCGCGGCACCGCGGCTGTCGGTCGTCTCCACGACGGATCCCTCAATGTAGGCGTCGAGGTCCGTGCGGCGGTAGAACACGCGACCGCCGATCTTCACGTAGCGCGGGCCGCGGCCCTCGTGGCGCATCTTCTCCAGCGTGCTGTGGCTCAGGCCGAGATAGGTCGCGGCGGCCGGCCCCTTCAGGCGAGAGCCGGGGATGGTGTTGGGGTCAGTGGTCATATGTGGTCCTCGGTTGGGTTGGATAGCCCGGTGCTACCTCCTGCGTATTTGTAGCACCGGGCTACCTGTCGCGCAAGCCCCGTGCTACCTGCTATGTTTGGCGGCATGGCAAGAAGCGACCCACAGACGAATATCCGCCTCCCGGCTGACTTGAAGCAGCGCCTCACGGATGCTGCGAAGGAGGCGAATCGGACGTTTGGCGCCGAGGTCGTGAAGCGTCTTGAAGAGAGCTTCGAAGTAGACCGGTTAATTCCCGAAGGACTTGAAGCCCACGAGGCAAAGCTGGTGCAGCAAGCCGCGTCGCTGGCAAGGGTGGATGAGAAGCTGGACCGGCTGAGCGCGTACATCTTGGCGGGCGTGCCTTTGAAGAAGAAGCGTCCGGAAAAATGACCGCGTTCGCCAAGCTCACGCGCGCCGGCATGCGCGGCCTGCAGCCTGGCCAGTCGCTGAGCGAGCACGGCATCACCTACACGCGCACCAGCGGCGGGGACGGCCGGTGGTCGGTCAACGTGATGGTCAACCGCCGGCGGCACCACCAGGTCGTCGGCCTGGAATCCGAGGGCTACACCCGCACGCAGGCCGAAGACGTTGTGAGCGCGCTGAAGGCCGCCAAGCGTTCCGCCGCACATGGGGTAGCGGGTAGCCGGCAGGCGCGCGTTCTGAGCATTTCCCAGGCTGCGGACGACTACCTGGCATACCTGGCCAAGCACGATGGCCGCGACCTGGTGGCGAAGAAGATGCGATTTGAGCAGCACCTGGCCCCGCACCTGGGCCAGAAGCAGGCTGCGCGCCTGACCGACGACGACTGGATGGCCTACGTCGCCAAGCGCAAGGCCGAGGGTGCGAGCCCCGCGACGATCAACCGGGAGCGATCGGCGCTGCTGCACATGCTCAACACGATGCGCCGGCGGAAGCTGCTGGCCGCGGTGCCGATGCTGGCGCGCCAGGCCGAGCCGGAGGGCAAGCTGGTGTATCTGACGCCGGCCGAGTCGCAGCGTCTACTTTCGGCCGCAGCGGAGGACCAGTCGGACCTGGCGCACCGCTTCGTCATGGTGACGCTCTACACCGGCCTGCGGCACAGCGCGGCGCTGAACCTGCGCGCCGCCGACGTCGACGTGGAGCGGCGCATCCTGTGGATCCGTCACGACAAGGCCGGCCGGCGCGAGCAGGCCATGCCGCAGGTGCTGGCCGACTACCTGGGCGAGGTGATCGCCGACATGGAGGCCGAAGCGTTCCTGTTCGCCTCGCCGCGCGCGAAGTCGGGCAGGGTCTACCAGATGAACGCCATCTTCGCTCGGTGCGTTGAGCGCGCCGGCATCAGCAAGCACGTGACCCCGCACACGATGCGGCACACCGCGGCGACGAACGCGGCGCACGCCGGCCTCGACGCGGCCACGATCCAAATGATGGGCGGGTGGAAGACACGCGCCATGGCGGAACGGTACACTCACGCCGCTTCGATGCGGGACGCGATGGATGCCCTCCAGAGTCGGCTGACAAGCCGCAGGGTTACACCGAAATTGCAACGGCGATCGCGCAAAACCGCCTGAAACCCCTTCAGGGCCTATAGCTCAACGGTTAGAGCAGAGGACTCATAATCCTTTGGTTCCAGGTTCGAATCCTGGTGGGCCCACCATAAAAAACAGGCACTCAGGCGTCGGTCCAAGTGCCTTTTTCGTGCTGGCGGAAAATTTGCCGGAAAAACTACCAGAGACCGGGAAGGTTCCACGGGATTTGCTGCTCGTTGACCTGTAGTGGACACTGCCTGCAAGAGACCAGGAAGGGAGCAGGAAAGCAATGAGCAGCCCTCGCCGACAGGCGCGTGGAGAGTATGCGGAGGCGGCCCAGCTTCTGTGGTCAATCAAGCAAGAAGACGACCGTTTGGACTTGGTGCTTGGGCTACAACGATACCTAATTCGGAGCATCTCCCAATGTGAAAAGCGTGTCCCACGTTTGCGGAAAGCGCGAGCGCGCTGCAAAAGATATCTTGCGCGTAACCGGGTGAAAAAAGAGCGAGCTAGGGACGTCAAGGAGCTCATCACGAGGCTGGACGAAAGAATAAAGTCCTTACATCACACCATATTCCTATGGCGCTGTTTCGGCGATGGGATTGCCTTCATCTATCAGTCGAAGTACGCGCTCAAGCATCTTTTCTACGACAGCGAATACAGGCCTAAGCAAGGGCCCGGGTTCATTTCAGGTAAGAGTGGCTTCCGAAAAGAGTACAAGCTTCTGAGGAAGGGCATTGAGATGAATGTTCCTGTTGTGCTGTGCGATATAACGAACGTCATAAGGCACGGTGATCTGTGTGCGCTGGCGGGTCTGGATCCTCTGGTCCTCGAGATGAAGTCCTCAGGAAATTCGAATGCTCGAACGGAACGACAATTTTATGGAATGCGGGAAATTGCCCAATTTTTCCGCGATGACTATGCTGAGTCCTTTCGCGGGATGCGCAACGTCCATCGAGTGGAGGTCTCGCCTGATGAAGTTGAGCACTCTTCCTGTATGAATGAGTGTATGCGCGACGCGTTAGCCGGCGGCTGCGCAGTGCGGTACCCAGAACCGGGGCTGACCTATTTGGCGTTTAACTCTGAATTCGGGGAAGAGCTCTCAAGAGTCAAAGAACTCCTCGGAAGAGAGGCTGGGCCTGGCAAGGTTCTATTTACGCTTACTCCTGATGAAACATGGTTGCCCGCGTACCCCTTCACTCTGTCCTTTAAACCATCCAACCTAGTTCCATTCATACATAGGTCAATCCATGTCGCTGTCATCATCGACGCATTGGCAATAAAGCGTTCGCTGGCAGAGCGCGGTATGACGGGTTGGGGAGTGATGGACGGTAGCTGGGCTTTCCAAATAGCTATGAAAGAGGGTGATCCCGACCAGTGCATGTTCCGCGTAAGTGAGAGGAACTTCGGCAGAGTTGCTTGTGAGTTTCAGTCACTGGCATGGTGGATAAGTGCACAAGTAGCGTTGTGGGAAGAGAAGGCACCCGTAGCGGCCATTCTTGATGACGTTCCGTACCAAGAGGTGCCGAAGGATTGGCTTGAGATAAAGTGCTGCTTTGCGCCCGACGATAGTGTCTGAAATTCCTACTTCGGCTATCGCTTTCTGGGTGGCTTGACTATTCGGATGTTGTGGTCGTAACGGCCTGTTGTCATCGGCGACATGTGCCCCGCAGCGTCCTGCTTGTCGCCCGGTTGCCCGCAGTGTCGGTGACGCCACGGTGCTTGAGGCCATGCGTGGAGAAGCGTTCGCTTTCCTCGATCACACCCTCGCGCATCGCCATGTGGATGAAGCGTTGCCACGCGCTGGACACGGATGATGCCAGTCTGCTCGACCAGCAGAAGCGCTACTCCAACCGTATCGTTATAGCGAAGTTGCGGCCGTCGCGATTCCAGATGGAATTGCGACGCGCGACAAGTGCCTTCGACTCCTCGGTCATTTCGTCATTCCACTCGGTGATCGACGCGCGCGAGCCTTTCCTGCGTTCGCCGTACACGCCTTGGTCAAGCTGGTGGGTGTCAGTGAGGATGCAGACCTCAATCCCGCGCAGGCGCGCTGAAAGCAAGGGCCATGGCCGGCGCAAGGTATCCGGGGCAGCTGCCCTTGGTGTGGGGCGCCCTGGCGCCGCGCTCGCGTGCGAAGGCCAACACCTTGGCGCCGAGATGTGGCTGGCCAGGCATGAGGCGCGCCTGCGTGCGGATGTCGCCAGTATCACCGCATGGCGGGACGCGGTAAGGACGAACAGGTTGACTAAAGACAAGCTCCCACCGCCGTTCGGCTGGATGGGGGTAGGCCCGGTTGAAGGCGATGCAGTCCAGCCGGGCAGGGCTTAGACTCCAGCCACCTCAGGTTAGGGACGACCCCATGTCGAAGAAAGAAGATGGCGCCGTTGATGTTTCGCTCGACCTGCTCGGCATCAAACCCGTTGCTGCAGCGGCAGAGCATGCTTCGAAGGCGGTTGTAGACGGTGTAGGTAAGTTCCTATCCGCCATCTGCATGCCGGCTGCCGAGGAGATTGGACTCGCCCTGCGTGACCGGGTGGCCCACTTTCGCCAGAAGAACCTGGCCGCCATCGTTCACAAGACCCAAGAGCGACTCGAGCAACAAAGCGCCGCCCCGACTGGAGAGTGCAGCCCCCCGCTGGTAAGGCAGATCATTGAAGAAGCTTCCTGGGTGGATGACGCCTACATCCAAGACATGTGGGCTGGCCTGTTGGCCACCGCGTGCACAACCGAGGTTGACGACTCGATCCTCTACACCGATGTTCTTAAGCGGCTGTCCCCGTTCCAGGCAAGAGTGCTGAACCTGATCTACAGCGACCCTAGAACCTATGACGTTGCAGGCTTCGCGCAGCTTCGGGATGAGGAGTTTTCGCCTCGCTATCCGGTCATTTACCCGGCGGAGGAGGTTCTCGGCCTGTTCCCTGGCGATCTATCGCGCTTTGTGCCGATCGAAGGAGCAACGCACGCATCGATCCTCGGCGGCGCTGGCCTCCACTACTTGGCGATCGGTCGATTCCGTCCGCAGCTCGACGGTCTAGTAGCGCTCGGTCTTGCCAGGTTTGCCCAAATTGCCCCTGCAGTGAGAGACGAGCGCACAATCACAGTGACCTTCCAGCCCTCGGTGAAGGGGCTCGACCTCTACATGAGAGGTCAGGGAATCACCCTGTACCCATTGGAAGCGTTCTTGATTGCCCGAAATCACCAGTACCACAGCCAGGGGATGACCCCCTACGCAAGGGACGGAGACGGCAGAAAAAGGTAGCTTGTGACTGTAAAAATTGGCACCGCAGCTATTGAGTAGCAGGCGTTCCACGATCTGAGATCGGAAAAATTGGCGTGCTTAATTCGTTGAAAGCAAAGCTTGAATGTGGTGCCTCATAATCCTTTGGTTCCAGGTTCGAATCCTGGTGGGCCAACCACAGACATGCAAAGTCGATTGTATGTTGTCTTCTTTTGAAAAATTGGCGGACGTTAGAAGTGAATCTGAGTCCCCCCGATAACTCGGACACCTTAAAGCGAGGACGATTCTCGCACGGAGGTGTTCGATGCGAAGGGCGCGGGCGCCTTTGGCGGCAGTGGTTGGCCGAAGGCCCGCCCGGATGAACTGGCCAAGCTGCAGCGCGAGAACGAGCGGCTGCGCCAAGAGAACGAGATCCTAAAAAGAGCGGCGGCGTACTTTGCGCGTGAACTACCGTGAAGTACGCCTGGATTCGAGACCAGCGGGGTTACCGGGTGCGGTGGCTCTGCCATGCGCTGGGCGTGTCGCCCAGCGGTTACTACGCTTGGTGCACTCGCCGTCCCGGGCCACGCGCACAAGAGAATGCTCGGCTATTGCAGCGGATCGAACAATTGCGCGCACAAACCCGCGAGTCGTATGGCAGCGAGCGCCTGTGGCGCGCGTTGCGCCAGCAAGGTGAGACCTGCGGCTGGCATCGGGTGCGGCGCCTACGGCAGGCACATGCGATCCGCACCAAGCGGCGGCAACGCTACCTGCGCACGCGCAGCACCTATCAGCGGGTGGCGGTGGCGCCTAACCGGCTGGCATGGCCGTTCGTCAGTCCAGGGCCAGATCGGGTGTGGGTGGCGGACATCACCTTCGTGCCGACCCGGATGGGCTGGTTGTACCTGGCGGCGGTGCTGGACATGCACAGCCGCTAG